TATAATGAAACAAACTGGGACAATGCAATTCCTTCTAAAGAATTTTTTAATTATTTAAATACATTGGAAGTACCTAAAATTATTTTTGGTGGAAATTACATGACGCAATTTCTATTGCCTTCAAAATGTTGGTTAATATGGGATAAAATAGTTAGAGGAAATTGGCCAGATTTTGAAATGGCATGGACGAACTTAAAAAGGCCCAACAGAATATTTCAGTTTTCAAGAGCAGATGCCTATATAAATCAAATTGATTGCAAAACACATCCAACCCAAAAACCAAAAGCATTAATGGCATGGTGTATAAATCTAAGTAAAACAACCGGAACAATTCTTGACCCTTTCATGGGATCCGGCACAACCCTCGTAGCGGCCAAAGAACTCGGAAGAAAAGCCATCGGTATCGAGATTGAAGAAAAATATTGTGAGATAGCGGTCCGAAGGCTTGCACAGGAAGTATTGCCGTTTACCGCATAACAAATCACTGGTGCGGACGCAAAGGGCCGCGCCGTACAGTTCAATCGTTATACAGCTTGAAAGGAGAAATATACTATGGATAAGATTTTTGTATGTTGGCATGATTATGACGGCAATCATGTAGAACGTTTTGAAAATGTCAAGGATGCTGAAAAGTTTATTACTCCTTTGTATGCCAAGGCGAATATTGTAGAGACAAAAGAACACGTATCTTATGGCACGTCCATTGATTTAGCACGTAGAGGATCTCAATATGCGAAAGCGAATAAAAAACACTTATCTTATGGCACGTCCATTGATTTAGTATGTAGAGGATCTCAGCTTTTTATAAATCCTGTTAAATTCGTATCGAAGATCTTGTTAACTGATAAAGAAGTTGATGAAGGAGATAAAGCCCTTGTAACTTTTCCTGATGGTTCTGAGTTGTGGACAGTTTTTAGAAGATATTGGGAAGGAGATGAGAAAAAAGGAGAATATATTTTAATACCGGACAATGGCTAACCCAGAACATGCAACCATGAAAAATAACCCCTCTGTGATCTCTGTGATCTCCGTGAGAGATCAGGCGCCTCCATGGTTTCCCGAGAATCCCGCCCCATTCAAATTCCGCGGGCGGTTCAGCGCGGCCGAGCGCAAGATCCTGCGCAAGCGCCGGCGCATCCGGGTCTCCAAATGGGCGCAGCGCCACCGGGTCATCACCATGGGCAAATACAAGGGATCCTGGCAGAACAAGGTCACGCCGTACCTTGCGGGCATCATGGACAGCATGGCCTTTCAATCCATCCGGACCGTGATCCTGTGCGCCGCGCCCCAGATAGGCAAGACCGAGGCGGTTAATAACTTCATAGGCTACTGCATAGACCGGGCGCCGGGGCCGGTTTTATACGTCTATCCGGACGCGCTCACGGCCAGGGAGAACTCCAAAGACCGGATCCTGCCCATGATCGAATCGTCGCCGCGATTAAAGAGCTATATGACCGGCTGGGAAGACGACAAGACATCTTTGCGCATAAAACTTGCCCACATGCCCATATACCTGGCCTGGGCCGGATCCGCGGCCCGCCTGGCAAATAAGCCCATCAGGTACGTCATATTCGACGAGACCGACAAATACCCGCCCGTGGCCAACAAACGCGAGGCCGACCCCATATCCCTGGGCGAGAAGCGGACCATAACATACAGGTACGACCATAAGATAATCAAGTTGAGCACGCCCACCACTGAATCCGGGCCGGTCTGGCAGGCATTGACCACCGAGGCCGAAGCGATTTTTGACTATCATGTGCCGTGCTGGGCATGCGGCGAGCTGCAGCCAATGGTATTCGAGCAGATCCAGTGGCCGAAAGAGGTTGACGAAAAGGGCGGGGAAAGCCATCCCGAGCCCGAGCGCATGCAGAAAGAGGCCCTGGCCCGGTATGTATGCGTCCATTGCCAGGCCGAATGGGCAGACCACGACCGCGACAGGGCCGTGTCAAAGGGCATATGGCGGGCCAGGGACACGGGGCAGGATATCAACCGGTATTTAAAGACCGAGCGGCCCCGGAAAATCGGCTTTCATCTTCCTTCGTGGGTTTCGCCTTTCATATCCATGTCCGCCGTGGCCGCCGCCTTTATAAAGACCCTCACCGGAGGCCTGGCCAGGCTCAAAGATTTCCGGAACGCCCACCAGGCATGGCCCTGGAAGCAGATCACCATGTCCGCATCCGAATCAGGGATCCTGGCGGCCCGGTGCGATCTACCGCCGCAGAAAGTACCTGAAGAGGCCGTGGCCCTCACGGCCGGCATAGATGTGCAGCTCCGTGGTTTCTGGTTTGCGGTCCGGGCCTGGGCCCTGGATTATACCTCATGGCTCATCCATTACGGTTTCCTGCCCCTATGGGCCGACGTGGAGACCCTGCTTTTCGAGACCACCTACCCGAAAGAGGGGTCCGAGACCCGCCTCCGCATCTTCCGGGCCGCCATAGACACGGGCGGCGGCAAGACCGGGTCGGGAATATCCATGACCGAGGAAACATACTGGTGGCTCAGAAAAAACCAGCGCGGCCGGCGCTGCAGGGTATGGGGCACGAAAGGATCGAGCCGGGCGCTGGCCGGCAAACTGAACATAGGCAAGCCCCTGGAGCGCACACCCAGCGGAAAACCGCTCCCGGGCGGGATCCGCATAATATCCGTTGACACCATGCAGGTCAAAGACGCTTACCACTACCATCTTCAGAGGGCCGTCGATGACCTGGCCCAGGGCGCCTACCTTCACGCGGACACCGGAGTGGACTACGCAAACCACATCCTGGCGGAAGAGAAAGAGATCGACGACCGGGGAAATGAAAAATGGGTACAAAAGAGGGCCGACAACCATCTTTTTGACTGCGAATGCCTGGCCATGTTATGCGCTGACCCGGAATGGCCCGGCGGCGGCATACACCTGCTGTCGCAGGCAGACAGGCCCAGGCCGAAGAGGCGGGTGATCAGTAATGGGATTGAAAATTAAATATTGAATATTGAAAATTGATGCGTGAAACGTGCCTAACACCTAACGCCTTATGCCTTATACCTAACCCATGAACCAAAGCAAAAAACTCCTCACGTCTAAAGAAGAGATCAAGCAGTATATCGGCGGGGCCTCAAATCATCTGTTCAAGAAATATGTGGCCCAGGGCATGCCTGCGAGATACGAAGATAAACGATGGATCGCCCATGCGGACAATATCGATGAATTTTTCCGGCAATACACAAAGGTTTCCATGCGAAAAATGCTCTCAAAAATCCCGGAAGATCCGCCCTCAAAAAAAACGTCAAGTAAAATAACCCACCAATAACCCACCAATAACCCACCAATAAGGCGCCAATAACGAACAATCACCCTTTTTCCCAGAAAACCCGTGTTATACTCACGGCCATAAACCTCCTTTTCCTCCTCTCTATAAGGGCCGGCCCGGTGCGGCGGCCGCACCCGCCGCACCGGCGCCGGTCCTTTTCTTTTTCTGGAGTGCGGTACATGGCAGGACTTACATTGGCACAGGCCGAAACCCAGCTAACCGCATGGCTCGCGGCGGACACTGCAACGGCCACCGGTCAGTCATACACCATAGGCGGCAGGTCCCTTACCCGGGCCAATGCCCGCGAGATCAGAGAAAACATCACATACTGGGACAGCAAAGTCCGGCGCCTCACCAGAGGCGGCATCAGGGTCAGGGGGGGCACACCATGCTGAGGCACAGTCGCGCCCAGTTAAAAAATATCAAACCGAATTTCATAGATAAAGCCGTGGGCTATTTCGATCCGGTAAAGGCCGCACGCCGGCAGCGGGCACGCATGGCCATGGCCCTCACGGGCGGATACAGGGGCGCATCAAAGACCCGGCGCGGCCTCAAACAGTGGCTGCCCTACGGCTACGATGCGGACTCGGACACCCTCCCGGATCTCCCCACATTGAGAGAGCGCAGCCGCGACATGATACGAAACACACCCCTGGCAGCCGGCGCCATCAATACCAAGGTAACCAATACGGTGGGGACCGGGCTCAAGCTCCAGGCCCGCATCGACCGCAATATATTAAATATGAGCGAAGACCGGGCAGACCAGTGGGAGGCGGCCACGGAACGCGAGTGGCGCCTCTTCTGGGACAGCCCGGAATGCGATGCGGCCAGGACCCTGAACGGCAACGCCCTGACGGCCCTATGTTACAGACAGGTCATGGAGAACGGCGACGTCTTTGTGGCCCTGCCCCGCATCAAGCGCCCCGGGGTCCCCTATAACCTCCGCCTCCAGATCATAGAAGCGGACCGGGTATGCAATCCCGACAATGCACAAGACACGGACCGTATGGCCGGCGGCATCGTGAAAGATAAATACGGCGCGCCAGCGGCCTATCATATCCTGAACACCCATCCCGGCAATATTAAGAACTTCAAGGGCGTCGATAAATGGCAGACCGTCCCCGCATTCGGCAAAAATCTCGGACTCAGAAACATCATACACCTGTACCAGCCCCTCAGACCGGGCCAGACCCGTGGGGTCCCGGACCTGGCGCCCGTGATCGAGCCTCTAAAACAGCTTGACCGCTACACAGAGGCCGAGCTAATGGCGGCGGTGGTGAGCGGTATGTTCACCGTATTCGTGGAATCTGAAACCGGGGACCCCACCCTGGACCTGACGGACCTGTCAGATGAGACCGGAGCAAAGACCACCGACGACGACTATAAGCTGGCCTCCGGATCCATAATCGGTCTGGCGCCCGGGGAAAAGATCCACGATACAAACCCCGGCCGGCCCAATGACTCTTTCGACCCGTTCACCCTGGCCGTCTTACGCCAGATCGGCGTGGCCCTGGAGCTGCCCTTCGAGATCCTCATTAAACATTTCACGGCGAGCTATTCCGCGGCCAGGGCGGCGCTCCTGGAGGCGTGGAAATATTTCTTAAAAGAGCGCCAATGGCTGGCCGACAATTTCAACCGTCTTGTCTATGAGATCTGGATGTATGAGGCCGTCACGTCCGGCCGCATCGCGGCGCCCGGCTTTTTAAACGACCCGCTGATCCGCAAGGCCTATCTCGGCGCGGAATGGATAGGCCCGGCAAAGGGCCAGATCGACGAGCTGAAAGAGATCAAGGCCGCGGACCTTCGCATAAAGATGGGAGTTTCAACACTTTCCGAGACCACGGCGGAGATGACCGGCGGCGACTGGGAGAAAAAACACCCCCAGACGGTAAAGGAGCATAACGCCCGCAAAGATGCCGGCCTAATCACCGAACCTGAGCCGGATAGCGACAGAGACGAAGATGAAAAATGAAAGATGCACGATATTCCGTCATTCCCGCGAAAGCGGGAATCCAGCACCCAGCACAACAGGAGAACACCATGCGTATAATCGACATCCTAACATCCCCCTGGGCCATTGTCCCTGAAAAGCTATACGAGATTCAGGAGATCTACAGCACCCATCTCCGAGGCGAAAAGATCGACATTAGCGCCATAGAGGCAAAGATCGGCGCGGCAGCCCAAGGCGATGACGAACCCTACCAGGTAGTAAACAGCATGGCCGTTATCCCGATCCAGGGCGTTATTGCCAAACGCATGAACATGTTTTCCCGCATATCGGGCGGTGTTTCCACGGAGCTTGTGGCCCGGGATATTAACAGCGCGGCCCATGACCCGGACATCAATGGCATATTGCTGGACATCGACTCCCCGGGCGGGACCGTGGACGGCACCCTTGAGCTGGCACAGACAGTGTTTCAGGCCCGGGCGCAAAAGCCGGTCATCGCCTATACCGACGGCATCATGGCCAGCGCCGCTTACTGGATAGGGTCGGCGGCTGAGCGGGTCTTTATTTCCGGCGACACGGTCCATGTGGGCTCCATCGGCGTGGTGGCCACTCATGTGGATTATTCGGCCTATGAAAAACGCGTCGGCATAAAGACCACCGAGATCTATGCGGGGAAGTACAAGCGCATCGCGTCGGAGCATAAACCCCTGTCAAAAGAGGGCAAACAGACCATCCAGGACAGGGTGGATTATATATACAGTGTTTTTGTGGATGCCGTGGCCACCCAGCGCGGACAGACACCGGAGGCCGTGCTTGAAAAAATGGCGGACGGCAGGCTCTTCATAGGCCGGCAGGCCATAGCAGCCCGCCTGGTGGACGGTGTTTCCACCATAGACCGGCTGATCGATACGGTCCTGCCGCAGATGCAGGCGGACAGGGCGGATGCAGCATGGCTCCATGAATTAAACAGCGAAACCCGACATGAACGGACGGCGGCAAAAAAGAAGGACCTCGATGCGGCCCGGGCCGGTCTTGATGACGCCATGGCCCGCATGGGGCCGGTCTACTGAACATCGAACGCCCGATATCGAATGTTGAATGAAAAAACCCATAACCCATAACAGGAGGATCGACATGCCTACAATAACCGAATTTAAAGAAAAATATTCAGACATTTATCAGGCCGTTATAAAAGAGGGCTCAGACGAGGGATATGCCCGGGGCCTGGAAGATGGCCTGGAAGGCGGCCGGAGAGAGGGCCGCGAGGATGGAATCCTGGAAGGGGCCGCAGCCGAGCGCGAGCGTATCCGGGCCGTTGAAGCCCAGCTTATCCCGGGCCATGAGAATTTAATTGAAAACCTCAAATATGACGGCGAGACCACCGGTGAGCAGGCCGCCGTCAAGGTCCTGCAGGCCGAGAAATCGCTGAGAGAGGATGTCGGCAAACAGCTCTCGGAGGACGCCCCTGATGCGGTAGCGCATGTGGCGACCGCGGAAGTTGAACAGCCCACACCCGCAGAGGACACGGACGCGCCCATGGACGACCGGGCCAGGGCCACATGGGAGAAAGATTCGAAACTCCGCTCAGAGTTCGGCAGCGATTTTGACGCGTATCTCGCATTCAGAAAGGCCGATGCAGCGGGCCAGGTCCGGATCCTGAGCAAGAAATAAAAGCTAACGATGAAAGATGCAGGATGCACGATACATGATGAAAAATATTCCGTCATTCCCGCGAAAGCGGGAATCCAGGGTGCCAACATTTAAGAAAGGAGTAATATCATGACCACCTTAGCAGCAGATTTGCAGCGCACATATGAGATAGGCGAGCGCAACGAGATTCCGATGATCGCCTCAGATATCATCTATGAAGGGGCAGCGGTCGGAGCGGTGATCGCATCAGGCCACGGCCGCCCCCTCACCTCGGTGGACAAATTCGTCGGTTTTGCCGAGGACCAGGCCGACAACTCATCCGGCGCCGCCGCCGCCATCAATGTCCGGACCATCAAATCCGGGTCGGTACGGCTCTCCGTGACTGGGGCCGTTATCACGGACATAAACCAGCCGGTCTATGCCCAGGATGACAACACTTTTTCATTTATCAAAACCAGCGGCGTGTTCATCGGTTTTATGCGCCGGTTTGTTTCCAGTGGCGTGGCCATTGTGGAGTTCAATGCCGGCGTGTTAGTCGACCCGCACGAAGGTATGGCCGCCGAAACCATCTCCGCCAACAAGACCCTCGACGCATTAGACACGGGCAAGGTGTTTTTCGTGGATACCGACGCAAAGGTCGTCACCCTGCCCGCCGTTGCCAAGATGGGTTTTCGGATCGTGAACGGCGGCGCTTATGGAACGGTGATTATAACCATTTCGCCCAACGCCGCCGACGGCATCCAGGGCACGGACCTGACCACCGTGGACGATAAGGACCTGATCAACACCAAAGCCACGGCCAACCGCGGCGACATGGTTGATCTTGCCTACGGGGATGCCACCGGCTGGGCCGTTGACAAGATGATCGGAACCTGGGCCAAAGAGTAAACCCGCATAGCGCATAGAGCATGGCGCATAGCACAACCGCTCTCTGCGCTCTGCGCATAAAAGGAGAATGAAAATGGATAGACTAACGGAAAGACAGGTAATCGGCGAATTTTACAAAACCCTGGAGCAGGACATCGGCGGTTCATGGATCGGGGCCATTTCTAATTATTTCACCTCTGACCAGGCCTCCGAGGAGTACGCCTGGCTCGGTATGGCGCCGGTGCTCCGCGAGTGGATCGGCGGACGCAACGCCAAGGGTCTCAGGGAGAGCGACCTGACTATCATCAACAAGCATTATGAGGCCACCTTAGATATTCTGGTTCGGGACCTCCGGCGGGACCATTCCGGCCAGGCCATGGTGCGCATCCGAGAGCTGTCCCGCAGGGCCAACGCCCACTGGGCCGGTTTGCTCTCAACACTCATAGCGGATGGGGAGTCCGGGGTATGTTATGACGGTCAGTATTTTTTTGACACGGATCATTCGGAGGGTGACTCCGGTACCCAGGACAATGACATCACGGTCGACATATCGGCCATGCCGTCCACCACCAGCGGGACAACCACCGCGCCCAGCACCGAGGATATGCGATGGGGCATATACAAGGGGATTGAAGCCATTATCGGATTTAAAGACGACCAGGGCGAGCCGATGAATGAAAATGCCAACTCTTTTCTTGTCATGGTGCCGCTGGTTTTTCTCAATTCGGCATTAAACGCCGTGGCCCCGCCCGAGCGGTCCAGCCAGACGGCAGCATCGGCCCTGACGCCGTTACAGGCAGGTGTCAGCATCGATGTGGTGGCTAACACCCGCCTTTCGGCCTGGACTGACCGCTTTCCCGTGTTCCGTACCGACAGCGAGGTAAAGGCGTTGATCCGCCAGGAAGAGACGGCGGTCCAGCTCAAGGTCAAGGGCGACGGATCTGAGTACGAGTTCGACAATGACGCCCACCAGTACGGCATCGACACCTGGCGGAATGTGGGCTACGGATACTGGCAGAACGCGTGTCTGGTGACGCTGACGTAAACAAGATGCACGATGAAAGATGCAGGATACACAATAAACATCCTGAATCCTGCATCCTGAATCCTGCATCATGAACAAGGAGAGCACGATGAAACGCTACACGGTATCAGAAGTCCCCCTATACATCGGCGCCGGCCTCCTGGAGCTGACCGAAGATCAATACAGTCCCCGGGCCAGGGCGTTAAAACCCTTAAAGCCCGAGGGCCGTTATGAGATCATCGGACCTGTCTGTTTCAAGGTGGGGGAAGAGATTGGATTTGACGGCAATGCCGCAAAGAGATTGAAACCCAGGCTCACGCCGGTATCAAAGGCGCCGAAGAATCAGAAATGACCCTCGCCGCCGAGATGACAACAGACCTAACCGCGTTCTTTGACACGGACGCCCACGCCACAGCTGTTACCTACGCCGGCGCCGCTGTAACGGCCATCGTGGATTACGGCGAAAACTTAGACGAAATGGAAGGCGCGGCCTTGAGCCGGGCCATAATATGGGTAAAGGTGTCGGACGTGGCCGCACCCGCCTACCGCGACGCCGTAGTTATCGGGTCCGACACATGGACCGTCAGACGTGTCATGACCGGCGATGGGTATGTATGGCAGATCGAGATCCAGAGAGATGAAAGACCAATGATCTGAAAGGAAAAGACGTTATTGGTTAATAGTTATTAGAAAAACACAAATAACAAATAACGAATAACAAATAACATGAATTTTTTAACTCTACTCCATAACCTACGCGACGCGGCCCACGACGACGCGGGCACCCAGGCCTGGTGTACCACCAATTATGGCCGCAACCATAAGGTCTATGTGGGCGTGGACACGCGCAAGCCCCCGGGCGATGACGCATACCCTTTAGTCCATCTCTACCCGGTGAATAAGATAGCGGGCGAGGGCGGCCAGACCCATATCATGGGCGCCACATGCGGCATATACGACACGGCGCTCCTGGCGGGTCACGGCAAGACAGACGTGGTGGAGCTCCAGGGTATAGGCAATATGGAGGCGTTCAGAAAGCTGGTTGAGACCGCCCTCCTGGCAGCAGAACTGGACGCCGGCCATTGGGTCGATCAGATCAATACGGAATTTGAGACCATCGAATTTTTTCCGTATTTTTTGACCGTTATGGAGATACGGATCACCTCCGAGCTCTCATTCGGAGACGATTATTATCAATAACGGAAAGAAGTTATCAGTTATCAGGGAAAAACACCGGTAACGAATAACGAATAACAAATAACAAATAACGAGGTGACAAAATGCCGAAAATGAGACTAACGCAGGAATGGCGAGGCAACCCGCCCGGCACCGTCTTAAACGTTACACCGGGCCAGGCCACCAGCATCGAGGTCCTGGGCAAAGGCGCTATGGTAAACAGCGCCGGACCCGCAAAGAAGGCAACCAAAAAACCATAAAGAGGTGCAGCATGCAGCCCATCTCCATAATCTGCCCGGTCATACGGCCGGAAGATTATAAACGGCTTGTCAGATCCATCGAGAAAAACGCCGGGATCCCGTCTGAATATTACGAGATCGTATCCGCAGAGGACAAGGACCGGATCGGATGCCCGCAGATGGTGAAGCAGCTCGTGGCCCGAGTAAAACACGACCTTGTCTGTTTCCTCGGCGATGACACGACCCTCGAGCCCCACTGCCTGCAAAATGCCCTTTCAGCCATGGCCACATTACCTGGCGGCTGGGGCGTGGTGGGTCTCAATGACGGATTCATAAACCGGAGACTCCCCACACACTGGCTGGCGGACAAGAGGATGCTGCCCATGTTGGATGGCGAGTTCTTCCATACGGGATATAACCACCTGTATTGCGATTGCGAGCTCCGGGACCGGGCCGTGGCCGCCGGACGGTATGTATGGGCCGAAGACGCCCGGATCATGCACCATCACCCGGCGCTGACAGGAAAGACAGATCCATCTTATAACGCACCATACGCCAGGGAGAACCAGGACCGGGACCGGGATCTCTACCATACCCGAAAGCGCGCCGGCATGGACAGCCGGCTGGCAATAGGCCTGCCCGTACTCACGGAAAAGATATATCTCCAGTTCATGGTATCTTTCCTGCTCATGGAAAAGCCGGATTATACCCTGTTATTCCCCACATTTCCGGCCGGAGAGTTCCCGGAATCCGTCTCCGCGGCCAGAAATAATCTGGTGGAGCAGGCCCTGGACGAGGGCTGCGACCGGTTGATCATGATGGACACGGACCAGATATACCCGCCGGACACCCTAACCCGGATCATGGCCCACGGCAAGGACGTGGTGGGCACGCCGGTCCATCGCAGGTGGCCGCCCTTCGACCCCATACTATACAGGGGCACCCTGGGCCGGTATGTGCATGTGCCGGATCGGGAATGCTATTCAGGGAATCTGGTGGAGGTGGACGCCACCGGATGCGGCTGCATCATATATAATACGGAGGTATTCCAGCGGATCCCCAGGCCGTGGTTTTTAAATACAAAGACCGCCGCCGGCAATACCGTGGGCGAGGATATACATTTTTGTCATAAGCTAAAAGAGGCGGGATATAAGATCTTTGTGGATACGGGCCTCAGCATAGGCCATCTCACCACCTACGAGATCAAGCGGGAGACGTATCAGCTTTATAAGAAGCTGAACGATTTCAGATACAGGGAGACGGCGTGAGCAAGATGCAGGATGCAGGATGCAAGATGCAGGATGCAGGATGCAAGATGGAGGATGCAGGATGCAGGATGGAGGATAATTCGCAACCCGCAACCACCAAGTTTTTAGATGTGATGAGGGACATAAAAGAGTTTCTCATAAAAAAGCGTGTTGGAAATGTCCAGGTCAATATGTTCAAAGGCGGTATTTCCAACTGGTCTATTAATGAGACAAAAAAATGAAATAGCTCATAGCTCATAAATACCATGAGCCATCAGCTATCAGCCATCAACCAAAAACCGGGTCGCACCCGTCCATGGTAGCCCTTAGAGACACGATGTACGATGCACGATGCACGATGAAAGATCCTGCATCATGTATCCTGCATCATGAAAGGAGTAAATATCATGGCAACAAAAATAGGCAAAGACTGCGCAGTGAAGCTGGCCGCAAATTCAGTGGTCGGCATGGGTACATGGTCCCTTTCCGGAATTTCCAGTGACCAACTGGAAGACACGGAGTTCGGGGATTCCTGGAAAACATTCAAGTTCGGCCTGAAGGACGGGGGCCAGGTAACTTTTAACGGCCTGTACGACCCGGCCGATACCACGGGCCAGGAGGTGCTCAAGGCCGCCAATCTCGATAACACCGACATAACCAACCTGCGGCTCTATGTAGACAATACGTCCTATTACGAGCCCTGCCAGACCACAGGATACTGGTCACCGTCCGATACCACCGGCAACCCCACCGTGCTGAGTCACGTCAACATCACGGCGTACGATATCAGCGCGGATAAATCCGGGCTCATGCAATCCTCATTCACCGCTAAGATCAGCGGCTGCATGGTGCTCATTTAATCGCATAGCGCATGGCGCATGGCATAACGCTCTGCGCCATGCGCTCTGCGCCTGCGCTCTGCGCCATGCGCTCTGCGCATTTCGCTTCCCGCGCAAGGGAAAGAAAGGAGTCACTCATGCAGATCAATCTATCCGACCCTAACCCGCCCGTAAAATTTTACTTTGATGAGGATTTTCCGGAGAAGGGCCATGTGCTCCTGCGCCGGTTGCCGCCGGCAGAAGCCCAGAAAATCCGGAAGACCTGCTCCAAAAAGCAGCCGCCTGAATATAGGCGCGGCACCCGCTACGAGATCCCGGACAAGATAAACGAAGAGCTCCTGGCCGAGCGGATCTGGGATTATTCCATATGCGGCTGGGATGGTCTCGTGGACCAGAAGGGAAAACCCATTCCCTGCGACGCCGCCATGAAGGTCAAGCTCATGATGGAGTCCACCGAGTTTTCCGGCTTCATAGCCCAGAAGATGGAGGTCCTCGAGACGGACGCCAAAAACCCGAAAGATGACGATGCAGTAAAAAACTCATCGAGCACGTCGCAAGACTGAGAGAAAAGCCGTCATGCGAATCGTGCCGTAAGATGTACCTTGAAAAAGGGGAGCACCCGCCCTGCGAGGACTGCATACCGGAGCTGATGCCCGAAAACCACGACACGGCCAGGGCCTGGGGATATTGCCAGGATCAGTACGTGATGGGATTCGGAGGCCCGGTGGCCATAAGGCTCGAGGCCATAGAGACGGCCGTCCGCATGGTGGAGCCGGAAGACCCGGCCGCCACGACTGAAAAGCTGATAAGACTGGGAAGGTCCGTCGTAGCTGATATAAACGAACAAAAAGAGGCAGACCGGGAACAAACATAAAAGCCGTTATTAGTTATTGGTTATTAGTTATCAGGTTGAAACTTTAGTCACTTTAGTCACTTAAAACTTTAGTCACTTATTGATATGAATCCCCAGCTGAAAATAACATTAAACGTAGACGACAAAGGCTCCGTCCATATCCGGAAATTCGGGAACCTTACCGAGCGCACCATCGACAAAACCACGCTCTCATTCAAGGACCTGAACAGGGCCATGATGTCGTCATCCATGAAGCTCAAGACCCTGACCGCGGGCCTGGCAGGCCTCGCTGCGGGCCTGGGCGGCATGTACGCCGTAAAGCGCCTGGCGGACGGTTTCATGGACACGGCCAAGGCCTTCGAGGCCATGACCGTCAAACTCAACGCCCTTACCCGGGGCCAGGGCGTCGAGACCCTCGAGCGGATCAACCAGTGGGCGCTCGACATGCCCGTAAACACCCGCAAAGCGGTCGACACCTTTGTCATGATGCAGGCCATGGGCCTGGATCCCACCATTGAGAAGATGCAGACCCTGGTGGATGTGTCCAGCATATTCGGGGATGAGACCATGCCGCGCGTGGCCCGGGCCCTGGGGCAGATGCAGCAGCTCGGCAAGCTCTCGGCCGAAGAGCTCAACCAGCTGGCCGAGGCAGGCATAAACGCCCGCAAATATCTGACGCAGGCATTCGGCCAGACCGTCGAAGAATTACAGAAATCCGGCATGGAGATCGAGAAGATCGTCAAGGCCATCATGGACGGAATGAAGAATGAGTTCGGCGGGGCAGCCGCAGCAGCCATGAAGACCTGGTCCGGGATGACCATGACGCTTGTTTCATACTGGGACGAGTTCAAACGCAGCGTAATGGACTCGGGGCCCTTTGACGCCCTCAAGGACGCCCTCGGCGAGGTCACGGAAGAAATCGTCCGCATGAAGGAAACAGGCGAGCTGGATGAGTGGGCCCACCGGATGGCCATGGCCATAGTGGGCAGCATGCAGACCGCGGTCCAGGCCGTCATGGCACTCTATAACGTCTACAAGGGCATGTCAAAGACCGTCCTGGCGCTATATGAGCGATATATGCAGGTCATGAAGATCTACTATCAGTATATGGCCCTCACATCATGGGGCGATGTCAAGAAAGGCTACCTCCGGGAGCTTGAGGAGGTCAAGCAGGTCCTGGCCGACCTCGCCATGGAGTTCGTAAACATCGACACGGCCACGGAAGATGTAAATAAGATCTTCGACACCCTCATAAAACGCCTCGAGGATGTGAAGGGCGGGAGCGATTCCGTCACAGAGGCCGTCAAGCAGCTGGCCGCGGACCTCAAAAACGAGCTG